AATGGCATATATAGGTATTGACCCAAATGTAGGTGACATCAGCTTTCAAACCTTTACAGGTACTGGAAGCGCAACAGCATTTACGCTAGCACAAAGCGTTGTCAGCGGCGAAGCCATTATGGTTGTTATTGGTAATGTCATTCAAGAGCCAGGGATAGGCAAGGCGTATACAGCGCAAGGCACAACGCTCACCTTCTCCTCACCGCCAGCTAACGGCGATGTAATACAGGTTCGCTACTTTGGTCGTGCAGTAGACCAACCCACCAGCTACGCGATGCAGTTGTTCAAGTACACAGCAACAGCAAGTCAGACCGCGTTTACAGGTGCAGATGCTAACGGTGCAATACTGGCCTTTTCTGGTAACGATGTGGACGTATACTTGAACGGTGTGCATCTTGACAGTTCAGACTTTACTGCCAGCAATGGCGATACGATCACACTTGGTTCTGGCGCAGCGGTAAACGATGAACTAGTCATCCGCGCCTTCCGTGCCTTTACTGTGACTGATACAGTCAGCAAGTCCAGCGGCGGTACGTTTGCGGCTGAGATTACAGCGACACAGTTTCAAACCACAAACACCACGGTTGATACGGCTGTATTTCGCACCAATGGACAAACAGTAGACGAAGATACTACAATAGCATCAACCAAGAATGCATTGGCGATTGGTCCGTTGACCATAGACACATCAACTGCGATTACCGTCAACGGTAATCTGACAATACTGTGAGGCACAGATGGCTTCTATACTAAATGTAGACCAGATAAAAACTGCGGCAGGTACAAGTGCTATAACAATTAATAGCAGTGGTCTTGTTATACCTAAAGCTGTAGCCTTTCAAGTTGAAGCTACTGACACAGATCAAAGTTATACAGCAAGTGACTATGCGAAGATAACTTGGGAGACAGTTGCATTAGATACTGGAAGTTATTGGGACGCCACAAATAATAGATATACGCCACAGGTTGCTGGTTGGTATTTATTTGGTGGCACAGTCAGAGTTCAATTTCCCAGCCTTGTAAACTTTGTTGCGTTTAATATAGCAAAAAACGGCAACACAAATGATAGCACGGCTTTAATGTCACAAATTCAAAACTCTTCTACGGATATTTTTGGCAATGGTGAGTATGCAATGCCTACTGGCATGATTCAACTGAACGGTTCTAGCGATTATGTTGAGGCATATTTTCAATCTGATGAAGCCGCAACTATTCACGACCAAGCTACCAGAAAGTCATATTTCTGGGGACATCTTGTTCACGCAACTTAGGAAAAACAATGTCAACATTATTTGTAGATACAATAAATGAGAAGACCACAAACAACGGGATATATATTCCGGGTCATCCTGTGCAAATTGTTAGCACCACTAAAACAGATGATTTTAGCACCTCTTCCTCCTCTTTAGTTGATATAACAGGGCTTTCTCTTTCCATAACCCCAAAACAAACATCAAGTAAGGTTTTAATACAGTTGAGTTTAAACTGGGGTGGCGTAAATAATATTTACGCTGGAATAAGGCTGTTGAGAGGGACAACTGTTATCTCTCTTAATACATCTGCAACTGGCTCCCAAACATTAGCAAGCCTTGGAGTTGGTGGAGACAACAACAATTTTCAATATAAACTAGAAGGCACTTCTTTGCAGTTTTTAGATTCTCCTTCAACAACTTCGGCAACCACATACAAGTTTCAAGTTCAAGCAACAGGCGGCCCTGGAACTAATTTGTTTTATGTAAATAGGCCACATAATGCAGACAATGCGGCATATATTGTAAAAGGCACTTCTACTATGACCCTTACGGAGATTGCCGGATGACCAGCGTATTAAAAGTCACCGAAATTCAAGACCCAACGAACTCGAACAGTGCGCTAACGATTAATAGCAGTGGATACGTTATTCTTTCTAATCCAGTAAGTTTTCTAGCGTATGGAATGTCAAGCAACACAAGTTCTGGAGCTTTAGTTTTTACAAATGTGCAACACAATCTAGGAAATTGTTATTCTACAAGCACTGGAAAATTTACTACGCCAGTAAAAGGGCTTTATAGTTTTGGCGGTAATGTATTAAGAAATACTGGTGACGGTAATTTTTATTTTAGAGTAGATGATTCAGGTGATTATTTAACTAGCAATAGTGGTGGCGATGAAGCCTCACAGTATTTACACGCTTCAACATATACTCATGCGTCTCCCCACATAAATTTGCAATTAAACGCCAATCAAACAGTATCACTGTATCTTGGGAGTACTGCAACAGCTTGGTCGAATTATAATTATTTTACGGGCCATTTAATAACCGCAGTTGCATAGGGTAGGATAAATCATGGCAACAGTATCAGAAGCAATCTTAGCACTAGACCCAAACTGCCAGTTCGTACTGCGTGGCGCAGAACCTACAGACGCGATTAGCTTTAACGCGGCCTTTAGTCTTGTAGTGGGCGTGGACGAAGCTAACGATACAGCAATCCTATCCGATGACCCAGATGATTGGGAAGAGGCGGGAATAACATGGGGTACGGTCAAAACAAAACTGAACGAACTTAACGAACAGGAGCCGATGAAGCTGCTGCGCGAGGAGCGCAACCGCCGTATCGCTGAAACAGATTGGTGGGCATCGTCTGACCTTACTATGTCCGCAGAACGCACAGCCTATCGTCAGAACTTGCGCGACATTACCGAAACCTTCTCATCACTTGACGATGTGGTGTGGCCTGATAAGCCGGAGTAAGCTATGAGTAACGCCCGTAATCTTGCTAATCTGTTAGGCACAAGCACCACAGTTCCGTCTTCCAAACAGCCTACTGGTTCTATTTTGCAAGTAATAACAAGCAATAGCAATGCGGTGTCATCTATAGCCTCAGAAACTTATGCTGATATTCCAGCTATGACAGCAACAATTACTCCAAGGGCAACAAGTAGCAAAATATTAATACAAGTCTCGTTTGGTATTTTAAGTAGCACTGGGTCTTCGGTTGGTTGCTTAATGAAGTTGTTTAGAAACAGCACGGAAATTGGTCAAGGTTCTGGCGCGGATACAATGGACGTGTTTCTTCAAAACTTTAATGCTAGTGCTAATGAATATGACCCAAGGTCACATATGTTTGTTGATAGCCCCAGTTCAACCAGCGCACTGACGTACAAATTGCAATGGCGTGTAGTAAGTGCGGGTGGGGGTGAAACATGGTATATGAACAGGCGTGGTAATTCTAATTATTCCCGAACGCAATCAACTTTTTATGTAATGGAAATAGCAGGCTAATGTTCGGCGAACTGTCGATATCGGAAAACCCGCTTGCTACCCAAGGCATTGTGCTTTTTGGGTCTGAATCGCTTGACGCAAACTTCACACAGTCAACAGACTTATCCGCCATACTCAGCGGTAGTATGGACGTTAATGCCTTTTTCTCTAAGATATCCGCAGCAGCGGGTACACTTATTGCTGAAATAGAAATTACATCTGACTTTACACAGACTACACAAGGCTTGCGCTTTGCTACGGGCGTAGCTGACTTAGATTTTCAGTTTGATCAGACAACAGCAGCAAACTTCACAGCTTCTGGTGACGCATCAGTTGACGCAAACTTTACACAGACAAGCACCGCAATCAAAGTAGCCTCTGGCGTAGCTCAAGTGGACTTTAACTTCACACAAACATCCACTGCTATAGCTATACTGTATTTGCTTAGTGACCAAACTGCACAATTTGATTACGACCCACTAGGTGGTTTGCTGCTTAGAACAGGGCTGAGTATGAATTCTCAGTTCGACATTACGCAGGCTTTGGGCGGGTTCTTGCGCTTTGCCGCGCAGACAATGGACTCTGTGTTTATTATGACGGCAGATGGTGCTATACTCTGGGTACAGGTTGACGCAAGTGGTACACCAGAAAGCTGGACACAGGTAACACACACAGGCGATAGCTGGACAGAAATAAACGCAGGCACATCGTCTGAAACATGGACAAACAAGGTGGTATAAATGGCAAGTACATTTACTTCAAACTCAGGCATTGAAAAACCAGGCTCTGGTGAACAGGCTGGAGCCTGGGGCACAACCGTCAATACAAACTTTGACATTATTGACCGTGTGTTAAACGGCGTTGTCACGCTTACTTTGACAGGCACAACCACAACACTTACCACAACAGACGGGGCTTTGTCAGACGGGCATTATAAAGTGTTGGTGTTATCTGGTTCGCCGTCAGGCACAAACACAGTTACTATTACTCCAAATGATCAGTCAAAGCTGTATCTTGTAAACAACACCACTTCACAATCTGTCGTGTTCACACAAGGCTCTGGCGGTAACGTAACTGTTTTAGCTGGTGCGTCTGCTTGGATTTATGGTGATGGTGCAGGTTCTGGCGCACAAGTTCGTCTGTTGCCGTCTGATCTTGTTGGAGACACAACTCCGCAGCTTGGCGGTAACTTAGATGTCAACGGCAACTCAATTGTCTCTACCAGCAACGCAAATATTAACATTACACCCAACGGCACAGGCACAGTTGCTATATCCAAATTGCAAGCAGCAAGTCTAAATTACCCCACGGCTGACGGAACAAACGGTCAGTATTTACAGACAGACGGCTCTGGTACTTTAAGCTTTTCTACTGTGCCTATTAGTGGCAGTACCTTTACACTGGGTAGCTGGACTATAAGTGTGGTCAGTAACGAATTGGTGTTTAGTTACAGCGGTACAGGAGTAGCTAAAATCGGAACTAATGGTCAAATTACTTCTGCAAATGATGTAACTGGATTTGGGACTATATAATTATGCCTATTCCTGCTTCTGGCGCAATAAATATGTCTGATATTAGAACCACTTTCGGTGGTTCTCAACCTGATGGTTTGTCTGAATATTACAAGGGTGGCGCAAATGTTCCGACTAACGCGACTACAGCTAACGTGCCCACAAGCGGAGCTATAAGTTTTAGTGATTTTAGAAGTTCGGCAGGAACTTCTAATAGAAATCTTAATTTTAGTATGCGGTATGATCCTTCCGCCAGTTTTTCTGGAGTAGGATTATTAGCTTCAGATTCAGTCACAGGCACACCGTATAGTTATTCAGGAAATACCAGTAATAATATACGATATTATCAACCCGTGTTTCGCGCAGGCACAGGATTTCTAACTTCACAAACTGTCACTATTGGTCAGAATGAAGATGTCTCCGCTTTAACGGACAACGTAGTTATGTACGGTGGTACTGATAGCTCCACAGTAACAGATGAAGTATTTAAGTGGCAATGTATCTTTCACGGAAGTCTTGGAAACAGCCACACTTGGACAGTTACTTGGAATGCGGATGGAAGCGTTAATAACATAGCTTATGTTGGGCCAGCTTATTCCTCTAATCCAACTATGGTATCTTTATACTACCAAAATATAAATTCAAACCATAGATGGTTCAGGTTTTCTGCAAAGTCCCCAGTAAGTATTGGCAAACAAGGCCAAATGATTAATTTAAGTTTATCCAGCATACCTCAACCTACATAGGTGGCACATGCCGTTAACGAAACTACAGTTTAAGCCGGGGGTTAACAGAGAGGTCACTTCGTATTCAAACGAAGGGGGATGGCGTGATTGTGACAAAATTAGGTTTCGGTTCGGCTATCCTGAAAAAATAGGTGGTTGGCAAAAGTATACAGAAAGTACTTATGATGGTTCTGCCCGTGCGCTACATAATTGGATTGCGTTAGATGGTTCTGACTATCTGGGCATAGGAACTCATCTTAAATACTATATTGAAGAAGGTGAAAGCCTAAATAACATAACCCCGCTTCGCAACACCACTGCGGCAGGGGACGTTACATTCGCTGCAACAAACGGCTCGGCCACTATTACTGTTACAGACGTAGGGCACGGTGCGAATCAGTTTGATTCTGTTACTTTTTCTGGAGCAGTTAGTCTTGGCGGCGTAATTACCGCCGATGTCCTAAATCAAGAATATCAAGTTGCCCGTGTTGTAGATGCCGATACCTATGAGATAACCGCCAAAGACGCAACAACGGGAGCTTCAATTACAGCTAACTCATCCGACTCTGGCAACGGCGGTTCAAGCACCGTGGGTGCATACCAGATAAACGTGGGCCTTGATACCGCTGTTGGTGGTACAGGTTGGGGTGCGGGTCTTTACTATGGTGTAACTAACGGCGCATTGCAGACAACTGTGAATGAGGGCGGCACACTGTCCGCAGCCGACACAACAATTACCGTAACAAGCACCACAGGCATTGTGGCTAGTGACGTTGTGCTAATTGGCAATGAGCTTATTCTAGTTGGTGGTGTATCAAGCAACGACTTAACAAGCTGCACACGCGGTCACTCTGGCACTACAGCTACAACACATGCTGATGGTTCTGTTGTAAGACTGGCACTAGGCAATGCTGACCCAGCAAACGACTTTTCAGGCTGGGGCAGTGCGGCATCAGGTGGTTTGACAACGACTACACAGATACGTTTGTGGTCACATGATAACTTTGGGGAAGACTTGCTTATCAATCCACGCGATGATGAGATTTACTATTGGGACAGAACGAATACCCTATCCACCCGCGCCGTAAAGTTGAACACGATTACAGGTACAAAGCGAAGTGTTCCGACTGTAGCCAAGCAGATTCTTGTTTCTGACCGTGATAGGCATGTTATTGCATTTGGCGCGGATGGATTAAACTCTAGCGCATCTGCCACAGATGGCGATGGCATACAAGACCCCTTGCTTATCCGCTTTTCTGACCAGGAGAACCCAACTGAATGGTATCCTACGTCTACTAACACAGCGGGTGATTTACGCTTGGGTGCTGGTTCTACCTTTATGCAGGCCGTAGAAACAAAGCGTGAGATACTGGTGTGGACGGACACCGCCCTTACTTCCATGCGATTTATTGGCCCACCCTTTACCTTTGGCCTACAGCAATTGTCCAGTAACATTACTATTATGAGTCCAAACGCTGCGGTATCGACAGAAGATTTTGTTTTTTGGATGGGTATTGATACATTCTATGTCTATGCTGGACAGACACAAACACTTCCCTGCACAGTTAAGGACAAGGTTTTCTTAGACTTTAACCTTACACAAAAAGACAAGGTTGTTGCAGGCATCAACTCTGAGTTCAGTGAAGTAACATGGTTCTATCCGTCCGCTAGTGCTAGTGACAACAACCGATATGTCACATACAACTACAGTGAAAAGGTATGGTACTTCGGCACGCTTGAAAGAACTGCATGGTTGGACCGTGGAACTCGGACCTTTCCCATAGCTACGGGGGACGGGTATGTTTACAACCACGAGCTTGGCTACGACGATGACGGTTCTGCCATGACTTCATTTATCGAATCGGCAGCAATAGACATTGGTGACGGTGACAAGTTTACATATCTGCGTAAAGTTATACCTGACCTAACTTTTGATGGGTCAACTAACTTAGCCTCTCCGCAGGCTACGTTCACTGTTAAAGCGCGCAACAATCCGGGGGCAGACTTTGACAACACGCAGTCTGGTACAACCAGCCGCACACAAACAACACCAGTAGAAGAGTTTACAGAACAGCTAGACCTAAGAGTTCGTGGACGTTCCTTTGCACTTCGTGTAGAATCAAATGCATTAGGGTCTAAATGGAAGCTGGGTAGCCCTCGTGTAGACATAAGGCAGGACGGTAGAAGATAATGTCAAGTAATCAGGTTGCACCACCAAGGCT